GAAGCCTTTGTCGCTCAGTGGCGGGACGAGAACGCTGCCGACCCTTGGCCCGTAGCCCCGGTGTAAGGTAGCGACATATGGCCGACACCTCCCAAGAGTACGTCACCCGGCATCAATCAATGGCGATAGCCCGTGAGACTGCTCATGCGGTGGTGCAAGAAGTCGCGCCCATCATAGCCGACCGGGCGATTGCTGCTGCATGTGAGGATAAGCGCCGGGCTATTTCGGAATTGGACAAGCGAGTGGCGGTCATGGAAACGGAGTTGGTTCACGGCAGCGGTATTTTTTGTGAGATCAAGGATGACATGGCCGACATAAAAAGCGCGGTGTCAGAGGTTGCCGACGATCTCCGCAAGCACATGCTCTGGGAGGAAAGCCAGCGCCACAAGATCGGCGCGTTCCTGATCGTCTCCCTGCTCGGCGTTGTCAGCGCGCTGCTCGTCTACATCTGGCAGGGCCATGTCTGATGAGCCGTGTGGTAAACCGTGTCGGATTTGTTCTCATCGCGGTGTTTGCTTCTTTGTCGATGAGCGGTTGTTCCGTGATGCCGGAAATGATGACGACGGAGGAATTGCGCCGCCAGGAAGCGGAACTGCCAAGGCCGATCCTGATGGAGACGACTTGCACGGTTCGGACGGTTGAGGCTCGCTACTGATGGCAGAGCAGCGCGAACGCGCCGGATCACCGGCAGACCGCAGGGGCGTCGATTTTGGAGCGTTGCTATCCAAGCTGCCGCTGATCCTGACTATTGGCGGTTTGGTGCTGGCGATGGCGCAAATGTATTTCCAGCTTCAATTCGTCACCAGCAAGATCAACCCAGAGGCGATTGCGAAGTGGGAACGTACCCAGGCCGAGACTGCGGGCAAGGCTGAGTTGACACAGGACATCAACAACCGCCGTTGGTGTATGCAGAAGATGACGCTCAAGGGCGCGGACATCCATGAAGTCATGGCCTGTTTTGATTAGGAGAGATTGATGCTTAGTTTACTCGGATCACTGCTCGGCTTTGGCACGAGTTTCCTCCCCAAAATTCTTGGGTTCTTTGAGGAAAAGCGCGATCAAGCGCATGAACTCCGTATGATGGACAAACAGCTTGAACAACAGAAAGCCATCGGCCAGCAAAAACTCCAGATGATGCACGTCGATGCTGATATTCGCGAAGGCGAAGCCCTTCTCAAGCACGACGCCAGCCTACAGCGGAGAGCATCGACGTGGGTGGTAGATTTCGCTGCGTCTGTGCGGCCTGTCTTGACGTACCTGTTCTTCATTGAGTTTTTTACGCTGACGTACTTGCTGGCGTTTGGCTATATCACCAAGGATTTCTACAAAACGATCTGGGACAACCCGACACAAGCCCTGTTTGCAACTGTTGTCTCCTTCTGGTTCGGCTCCCGCACTTTTGCTCGGGAACGGCATACATGAGGACAAGTGAGGCCGGGATTGCGCTTATATGCACTTTCGAGGGTTTCAGCGCCGAGCCCTACCTTTGCCCTGCTGGCCGCGCCACTATTGGTTATGGGTCTACTTGGGACATCAATGGTGATCCTGTTACTATGGATCACCCTCCTGTCTCCGAAGAAGAAGCCCGAGACCTTGTCGCCCGGGAACTGAGACACGTCGAGACAGCAATCGACCGGCTTATCAAAGTCGGGCTCGAACAGCCGTCTTTCGACGCAATCTCGTCGTTCACGTTCAACGTCGGGTCCGGGAACCTACAGCGATCCACTCTCAGAATGAAGCTGAACCGGGGAAACTACCTCGGTGCAGCGAACGAGTTCCCCAAGTGGCGGCGGGCAGGGGGTAAAATCCTTAAAGGGCTTGTCCATCGCCGCGCTGCGGAGAAACAAATGTTCATGGAGGGGATTTTCTGATGCTCTCTGTTGCAATCCCGGTACTTGCGATCTGGCGGCTCTCCGATGGTGGATGGCATCGCCTTCCGTTTGGCTCCAACCTCCTCGGATACGCTCTGTGTCTCGGCCTCTCGTACCTCGCTCTGGGCCCGTGGGGGATCTTACCCGGTATCTTCTACGGGATCGGTCTCGCCCAAGGCTATGATGGTTGGGACGAGTACAAAGTTATGCTTCGCCGGGCGTGGTTCGCCCCACTGGCCGCCGGTTCGGTACTTTGTCTCTCATATTTCGGCCAGATTGATACACAAAACAATTTGTGGCTCGTTGGTGCGCTTCTGGCCCCGGTGATCGGCAACGTAACCCAACCTTGGCTCCGCGCCCGAGTAACAAATCGTTTTGTCGAGCCCTTTGAAGGGGCGTGTGTTGGGCTTTCGATAGCTTTTTTGTCTCTAATGGTGTAAGACACAAGACATGACGCACGACATAGACGCCCAAATTGAACGAGACAAACGCCGGGAACTACTCCTCCGGCGCAAACGCGCTGTCCTAACAGCGCGTGACGATCTCTTGGAATTTGCGCGTCTCACCATGCCGCATCCCGACAACATGGAAGACCCCCGGGAAAGTCTTTATGTGCCCGCAGCGCATCACAAGTTGATAGCCGACGTTTTGATGGCTGTGGAGCGCGGAGACAAGACACGGGTGATACTCGCGGCCCCGCCGAGACACGGCAAGACACAAATCACCACCAAAACAGCGCCCGCGTGGTACATGGGCAAGAACCCCAAACACTCTGTTATCGTTGCGACGTATAACGAAAAGTTTAGTGTGGACTTGGGCCGGGCTGTGCGGAACCTCATGCGCTCGCCGCTTTACGCGCAAGTCTTCCCCGAAGTGTGTCTTGAGACCGGGTCTCAGGCCAGCGATTTTATGACCATTGAAGGTGGGGGCGCTCTCGCCTTTGCGGGTCGCGGCGGTACGATTACGGGTCGCGGCGGTGATTTGCTTATCATCGACGATCCGATCAAGGGCCGGGAAGAAGCCGATAGCCCCACGATCCGGGATAAACTCTGGTCTTGGTACAACGACGACCTAAAGTCTCGTCTGATGACCGATAGCGGTAAAATCCTGATTATCCAGACCCGCTGGCACGAAGACGACCTCGTTGGGCGTCTCACCGACCCGTTGAACTCCCACTACGAGCCCGCCGAGGCCGCGAAATGGGAAGTGATTAACTTGCCCGCGCTGGCGGAAGAAGACGACCCACTGAAACGCCCCGTGGGCACTGCCTTATGGCCGGAACGCTTTTCGTCGAAACACTTGAAAGACCTCCAACGCGCTGATCCTCGGGGTTTCTCGGCTCTCTATCAGGGACACCCGAGCCCCGAGGACGGCAACTTCTTCAAAGACGAACACATTATGACGTATGGCCGCCAAGACTTGCCGCCGAAAGAGGCGTTGAAGTTTTATGTGGCGAGCGATCACGCTGTCTCAACGAAACAAGGCCGAGACAAGACGGTCTTGATCCCGGTCGGTGTAGACAGCGACGAGACCATTTGGGTGATGCCCGATGTCTGGTGGCGGCAACAGCCGACCGATGTCGTGGTCGAAGCCATGTTGAACACGATTGAGGCGTATCAACCTCTTTGGTGGTGGGCGGAAAAGGGTCATGTCTCGAAATCTATCGGGCCGTTTCTCCGCAAGCGCATGATAGAAGAACGCACATTCTGTGCTATCGACGAAATCACCCCAATCGCAGACAAACAAACCCGAGCCCAGAGCATCCAAGCCCGTATGGCGCTGGGGAAAGTTCGCTTTCCCAAGTTCGCCGCTTGGTATCCGGCGGCTCGGGACCAACTTTTGAAATTCCCGCATGGCGCACACGACGATTTTGTTGATGCGTTGGCGTATATCGGGCTCGGGCTCAACAAAATGGCCCCGTCTCGGTATGTCTCCGGGAAACGTCGAGACACGGGTGCCCGCCCGGGGTCTCTGGCATGGGTGAAAGCCCAATCCAACAAGGAACGGCGTGACCGGGCCATGCAAGCCAACGTGAATGGGTGGTGATTATGGAAGACATGTTTGACGAAGTCGAAGCCCTCGAAAACGGGGAAAACGGCCAAGACACGGTGGTCCCCCGTGAGAAGCCCGAGCCCGGAGAAGCCCGCGCGGCCCTCGTTCGGCAGTGGCAAGACCGTGTGACCGGGGCGAAATCCTTCTACGAGAAGAATTTCAAGTCGATGCGCGACGACCAACAGTTTGTTAGGGGCAAGCAGTGGAAAGGCGCAGACGGGCAGTATGTGGCGAACGTCGCACATCGCCACGTCCAACAGAAGACTGCCTTCCTGTATGCTAAAAACCCCCGGGTTTCCGCCAAAATGCGCCCCCGGTTGCTCGGCACCGTCTGGGATGGCTCGAACAGGCAGTTGATGATGGCGCAACAGGCCAGCGCAGCGGCGATGCAGGGTATGGCTCCGCCGAGCGCCGAAGCCGCGCAGATCATCGCGGAAGCCGAAGAAGCCCGGAGCCACAACCAGATGCTCCGCCGGGTCGGAGACACGTTGGCGTATCTATACGAATACAATCTCGACGAACAGATCGACCCGTTCAAATCCATGATGAAACTCACCGTGCGCCGGGCGATCACGACCGGCGTCGGCTACGTCAAACTTGGGTTTCAGCGTGTCATGGAAATGCGACCGGACGTCAAAAACCAGATCGCAGACTTCACCCAACGTCTCCACACGTTGGAACGTCTGGCGGCGGATATGGCCGACGGCGAAATCAACAAAGACGATGCCGAGGCCGAACAGCTTCGTTTGTCGATCCAAGCCCTCGAAAAAGAGGAACAGGTCTTAGTCCGTGAAGGGCTGGCGTTGGATTACCCGGATAGCACTTGCATCATCCCGGACACCAAATGCAAGAACCTGAGAACCTTTTCTGGGTGCGAGTGGGTCGCGCAAGAATACCTCCTGTCTCCTGAGACAATCCAAGAGGTCTATGGGGTAGACATCGCCACGAATTACCGGGGTTACGCCCGGAAAGAGGCCGGGGACGACGATCTCGCGGCGGAGGCGATCTCCCACATGGGCGACACCCGCGAAGACGCCAAAGGTGAGAATGGTTCCCGCCCGGAAGCGATGGTCTGGGAGGTTTACTCCCGGATGGACGGGCTCGTTTACGTCGTTTGCGACGGATACCCTGAGTTTTTGCAAGAGCCAGAGGCTCCGGACGTTTATACCGAGCGTTTTTGGCCTTGGTTCCCGCTGGTACTCAACGAAGTTGACGATCCTAGCGATATTTTCCCTCCGAGCGACGTGTCTCTAATCCGAGACATGCAGCAAGAGTATAACAGATCGAGGCAGGGTCTCCGCGAACACCGCAAGGCTAACCGCCCCAAGACAGCGGTCGCTGCGGGTGTCTTGGACGAAGAAGACGTCTCGAAACTGCAAGACCACCCAGCTAACGCAGTGTTAGAACTTAACGCCTTGGCCCCCGGGCAGTCGGTCGATCAGGTCTTACAACCTATTAAAAACCCGCCTATCGACCCGGCGCTTTACGAGGTCAACAGTGTTTATGAAGACATTTTGCGGGTCGTTGGCGTTCAAGAGGCGACTTTGGGGTCTGTCTCCGGTGCTACGGCGACGGAAACGTCTATCGCCCAGAGTTCTCAGGCCAGCGCGACACAGTCCAACGTGGACGATCTCGACGAAATGATGACTTTGCTCGCTCGCACTGCGGGTCAGATTTTGTTTGCTGAGACAGCATCCGAGACAGTGAAAACCATTGTCGGGGAGGGCGCAGTCTGGCCCGACATGACACGCGGCGACATCGCAGCGGAAATCTACCTCGAAATCGAAGCCGGATCGACCGGGCGGCCCAACCAAGCCCAAGAAATCCAGAACGCCGAGCGGATTTTCCCCCTTCTGATGCAAATTCCCGGGGTATCCCCGGAGTGGATGGCTAAAGAGTTATTGCGCCGGTTGGATGATCGTCTGGATATTAACGATGCGTTCGATGCAGACATGCAGTCGATTGTGTCTCAGAACCAGAACAAACAGCCTGTGCAGGGCGACCCGAGTAACGACCCGAACGCCCAAGGGGTCGAGGGTGGCGCGAACACGCCGATCCCCGAAGAAAGCGTCCCACCGGAACTGGGGGCGATTGCCGGGGCACTCGGGCTGAACTAGCACAGATTGTGTGTCGGCTATTGCGCGAGACACAACTTGTGTGGTAAGACACAAGACACGGTGGAGACACCAGAGTTTAATTATTTGGAGGCGTTATGTCGGACAATTCGCCAGCCGATGAAAATCTGATCGACGAAACCTCTTACGAGGATGCGTCCCCGTCGAGCGCGGAAGACACGGGTGCAGAGCCCGAGAGTATGCTTGATGCTGTTGCCGACAGCATTGACTTGGAGTTCGAGGCCGACAGCGATTTGGATGTCGAAAAAGAACTCGCAGCTTCTCAGGCCGAAAATGAGGAAGGCCCCGACCCTCAAGAAACCGGTTCGGATCAAGACACGGATGCCGACCAAAAGGATGATAGTCAGAAAGCATCGGACGAAGACGACGAATTGTCGGACGAGCCCGACCAAGCCGAGTTGGACAGCTACAAGCCGAAGACAAAGCGCCGGATTGAAAAATTGCTTTCTGAGCGTAACGAACTGAGACAGGAACGCGCAAACTACGCACCGTTTGTTGAGGCTATGACCAACCACGACCTCGCTCAAGAGGACGTCGCCTTGCTCTTAGGGGCTGGGGCCGCACTCCGACGCGGGGACTATGAGGCTTTTCTGGCGGGGGTCCAACCCTACGTCGAACAGGCTCAGATGATGGTGGGCCAACGTCTTTCGCCTGACCTTGAGCAGCAAGTCAATCAAGGTTACATCACTGCCGATCATGCCCGGGAGTTGGCACAACGCCGGGCCTATGACCAGCATTATCAGGTGGAAAGCGAACGCTACCGGGTTCAACAACAGGAGCAACAGCTTCGCGCTCACGCCTCGAACGTCCAGCAAACTATCTCCGATTGGGAAGCGAATATCCGTAACCGAGACCCGGACTATTCGCAGAAACAGGATGCCGTTCGCCGGTACGCCCAAGCGATTATTCAAGAACGGGGCTTGCCCCAGACAGTCGAACAGGCTGTTGAATACGCCGAAGCGGCTTATCGGGAAGTGAACGAGTTGACCAAGTCTGTCTCACCGCAGCGTCGGCCAACCCGTCCCACACCAAACGGGGCCCTGTCTTCTAACGCTCACGGAGCCAAAGGGCAGCCAAACAGCCTCATGGAAGCAGCATTGCAAGGCTTGGCATCGTCCTCCGGTTCTTAATAACGGAGACACAAGACAATGGCATTTACCGCCGCAGAAGTAACGAGCATCGCTAACGCCTCGCTCGATTTTTATCTGAACAAAGGCAAAGCCTTCGATCAGTCCATCCAGAAGAAGCCGCTTTTGGCCCGCATGGAAAAGGCCAAGAAAACCTTTACCGGCGGCAAAGGCGACATTTCCGTCGGCGTCAAGGGCGTCTACGGTGCGGGCGGAACCAACGATGGCGTCACGGGTTACACCCACGACGACACCGTGTCGTTCTACACCCCGGCCAACATCGACCGTGCAAACTACGCTTGGCGTGAAATGCACATTGGTATGGCCCTGACCCACACCGAACTCAAGATCGACGGTTTGTCGGTCGTTGACACCAACGGTGAAAACACCCGTCAGCACTCCAAGCGCGACATGCACGTCTTGGTCGGCCTGTTGGAAAACAAGCTGGAAGACCTCGGCGAACAGTACGCTTCCACCATGAACACCCTGCTTTGGGGCGATGGTACTTCCGATGCGAAAGCACTGGCCGGTATCCGCGCTCTGGTCACGGAAAACCCGACGACCGGTACGGTCGGCGGTATCAACCGTGCTACTGCCGGGAACGAATGGTGGCGCAACCGCGCTCGCACCACTGCCAACTCGACGACGCAGATCACGTCTTCGACCGCTGGTGGCGGCGCTCTGCTTCAGGTTATCCAAGAGGAACACCGTCAGCTTACGCGCTACGGCGGCTCCCCGAACCTCGCTCTGTGCGGTTCGGACTTCCTCGGTGCGATGGAAACGGAAATGCGGGCGAACGGTAACTACAGCGACAGCGGTTTCGCCTCTGGCGGAAACGACTTCGCTGTCACCGGTCTCAACTTCATGGGTCAGAAGTTCATCTATGACCCGACCTTGGACGATCTGTCCAAGTCGAAGTTCTGCTGGTGGCTCGACACCAAGGCGATCTTCCTGATGTCGATGGAAGGCGAATGGAAACGCACTCACACCCCGGCTCGCCCGTCGAACCAGTTTGTGATGTACCGTTCGATCACTTGCACCGGCCAGATGGTTGCGCGTCAGTGCAACTCGTCGATGGTGTTGGAGATCGCGTAACTCTCCTCCCCACTCCCAGTGTGGGGCAACCCAACCCCGGGGGGCTTCCTCCCAGACCCCCCGGGGGCCACTTTTTAGGAAGGATCGACATGCACCTTTGCTCATGCGAAATCGCCCTTGGCGGAGACATTCGGAACACCGTGGTTCGCGGCGAGACCGACCCAGTAACCTACCCCGAAGTCGCGCTCTTGCGTTTGGTTCATGGGGAAAGTTCTGTGACCAATGTTGAAGTCGTCGGTGAAGTGAACCGCGACCCCGGCGAGGAAAAGAAACGTCTTGCGACTATCTATCCCGTCCCGGCAGTCGAAACGCTGTTCCCCGGCACCAAGCCTCCGATGGAGACCGAAGACCGGAACTTCAAGAAACCCGCTGCCAAGAAGAAGGCCGCGCCGAATAAGCCTGTCTCAGAAGACAAAGACACGCCGTTCGGAGACACCACGGAGTAATAGGTTATGCCCCTCGGCGTACAACTCACCCAGTTGATCTCGGACCTCCGCAGCGAACTTGGTCATTCGGTCAACGTCGCCCACGGGGTAAATACCAAAGAGAACATGGCGTATGTTCTTCGTCGGACCCAAGAGGTTCTTTACGAAGAACACGATTGGCCGTTTTTGCTCGTTGACCGAGACACGACGGCTTACGCAGGGCAGTATCTTTACAACTACCCAGACGACATGCCCTTCTCTAACGTCAACTCCGTTTGGTGGGTCGAGGGCAGCCGGTACACACCAATGGACTACGGTCTGACGGTGGAAGACTTCAACCTGTACGACCCGGCTCTCGACGAGCGGTCGAACCCGGTCCAGAAGTGGAGAAACCGCCCGGATACGACCCAGATGGAAATCTGGCCGATCCCCAGCATCAACGGAACTCTGCGTCTCCGGGGGCTGTCTCCGCTGTCTCAGTTGATCGACGACAGTGATACTTGCACGTTGGACAGCAACCTGATCGTCCTCCATGCGGCAGCCGAACTTTTGGCGAGGCAGAAGTCCGAAGACGCAAGTCTCAAGGCGGAACTCGCCCGGAAACACCTAACCAAACTCCTGAGTAACCAAGGCGGCCAGAAACGACGTCCTTGGGTTATGGGCGGCGGGAACAACAGTGCGTCCCGGCTCCGCCCCGGGATTGATTACATTCCGACGAGGGGGTAGTGGGTGGCTTTCTATCTGATCGAAGACTTCCGCGCCGGTCTTGACGTCCGAAAAGCCTCGGATACCTCCCCGGCGGGAACGCTCACACAGTTTGAAAACGCCCACGTCTCGTCTGGCGGTGAGGTCGAAAAGCGTCTGGCTTTTGACGAAAACTATACGCTCCCTGCCGGGACGTTTGGTCTTTGTACGTTAGGCGACACGATCTATGTCTTCGGCACCATTGCGAACCCTCTCACCACAGAGCCCAACACCACATACGTCCAGTTGACGACATCGACCGGGTCCAACCTGTCTCGGATGGTTGATTGGGACGTCTACGACGGTTTGCTCTATGTCTCGTTCGAGTTGGTCGATGGCACTATAGATCACTTCTATGACGGAACACTCGTCACAGGGGCAGGGGCCAAAGGCCGGTACATCAAGACGTTCCAGACCAAGATGTATCACGTCGAAGACAAGACGTTGAACTTTACCGCCACCGGGGACTGCACCGACCTTGTTGGGACGGGTTCCGGGTTTATCAACCTCGCGCAGCAAGACGCCCGGGGCGTCGATGCCGTCGGGCTTGAAGTGTACTTCAACAAATTGGCGGTTTTCAGCCGCCGAGTGGTGGACATCTGGACGATGGATGTCGATCCACTAAACAATTCGTTAGATCAAACTCTCCAACAGACCGGGACACTCGCGTCTCGCTCTGTGTCTCAGTTCGGTAACGGTGATGTCTTGTATCTTGCTGACAGCGGTCTCCGCTCATTAAGGGCCCGAGACAGTTCCAACGCTGCCGCCGTCTCAGATATTGGTTCCCCTATCGACCCGGTCTTGGTGTCTCAAATCAACACCGTCGGGGAAGCGACTACCGCTTTGGCTCAAAGCATCGTCGAGCCGGTCACGGGCCGGTTCTGGCTTGTCTTGGGGGACACGATCTATGTCTTGTCCTACTTCCCGGGGCCAAAGGTTACCGCTTGGTCTACCTACGCCCCTGGGGTGTCTCTGGATTACGTCGCGGTGCTGAACAACAGCATTATCGCCCGGGCGGGCGACGTCGTTTACACCCTTGGCGGTTCCAACGGCACCACATATGACAGTTCGCAAGCGCGGATCACAACGCCGTTTTTGTTCATCGACAACCCGGCGAACACCAAACTGTTCACGGGTTTGGACGTAGCATGTGTCGGCACTTGGACCGTCGGCATCGCTCTGGACCCGTTCAACCCGGTCTATGAGACCGTGGCGACGATCACAAACAGCACCTACCGCCTTGGCCGGATCGAAATGTCTGGTTCCGGGACGCATATCTCAGTGCAGTTGACCTGCACAGACGCCAGCGCGGCCAGCCTCGCCAACATCGGGGTGCATTATCAGTCCGGGGAAGTCGGCTGATGGCAGTTGAGTTGGTCCCCGGCCCAGATTTTGACGCACTTGAGTTGATCGCCGAGGGCATGAGACAACGAGACAAGGAAGAAATATACGCGACCCGTTGGACGGAAGACCCTACAGACTTAGCCACAGATGTACGCGGCTACGGGGATTTTCAGTGGATCGCGTGGCACGACAACGTGCCGGTAGCTGCTATTGGGGCCCTCCCGGTCTGGCCGAATGTTTGGTCCGTCTGGGCTTTTGGCACCGATCAGTGGCCCAAGGTCGTTTTATCGCTGACAAAGCATGTAAAACGCTCTATGATACCAACGCTCTACGAACACGGTGTTCACCGCGCAGAGTGTCGAGCCCTCAAGACCCACACGGATGCGTGTCGATGGTTGGAGAGTATGGGGGCTCAAAAAGAGGCCGAATTGGCTGGTTTCGGTCGCCAGCGTGAAGATTTTAACCTTTACGTTTGGAGACGAGACCATGTGCGGCGGAGCCCCCGAAGTAGATAATTCAGCGGCAGAGCAAGCCCGCCGTGAGGCGGCGGAAGCCCGAGCCCGCGAAGAAAAACGCAAAGCCGACATCCAACTCGGCCAGACCCGCATCAACGAGACTTTTTCGCAGTTTGATGACCCGTATTACGACGCGCGTCGGACGGCGTATCTCGACTACGCGAACCCACAGCTTAACGATCAACACGAAGAAGCCCGGAAGAACCTGACGTTCAACTTGGCTCGCGGCGGGAACCTCCGGTCTCAGGCCGGTATCGACCAGTTGGCGAAGCTGTCTCAGGCGTTCCAGTTCCAACAGGCGAACACCCTGTCCGAAGCCGACCGGCAGCGGCAGCTTCTCCGGGACGACGTCGAGAACGAGCGGCAACAGCTTTTCAATCAGCTTGACGCTTCCGCCGACCCGGATGCCGCGTCCAACGCGGCGCTGACCCGGTCCCAGTTCATTAGCGGTCAAGTCCCCGCGTTCTCCCCTCTTGGTGACCTGTTCTCCAACGTCGCCATGACAGGCGGAAGTCAGTATTTGGCCGGACAACGTAACGCAGACCTTGACCGGATCGCTCAAGAGTACAGCGTCCCGACGCCTAGCCTCCCCGGAAAACGGGGCTCGGGCAAGGTGTTCAACTAACCGAGACAGGAGACACGGGACATGTGCGATCCAGTAACAATCGGGAGTATGGCTCTCACCGCAGCGGGGACGATGTATAACAACAACGTTCAGAAGAAAGCTGCAAAGGCTCAGATGAAGGCCAACCAAGACGCCCGCTCTGCGGCGAACCGGTTGCGTTTGGCTGAGTTCGAGCGCCAAGACGCGCTGAAAAAGCAGTCTTTCGACCGGCTGGACGAGAACATCGAACACAAAACCCGTGAGAGCCAAGACGAGCAACTCGACGCCGAACGCCAGCGCGTCGAGACGCTCTACAACGAGAACATCCAAGACGCGACGACGAATAACTTGTTGCTGACCGGGATGCAGAACGCTGGGACGAACTTCCAAGAGGCCGCAGCAAAGAAACTCGCGGATACCTCGGCGGATACGAGACGCCGTCTCAACGCTCTGGCGCGTCTCCAAAGCTACGGCGGCTCCAAACGTCAGAACCAGTACGCGACGGTAGACACGAACCGAGACATCGGGACGGTCAACAACTTCCGCCGTGGAAGCCTCTCGACGACCAACGCGGGCCGCCAAGCGATCCTCAACAACCCGGCGCAAGTGCAGTCGGGTAGCACCCTCCTCGGCGACATTATGATCGGCGCGGGTACTGTCGGCTCGTTTGCTGGCGGCGCGGGGTGGAACCCGTTCGGCGGCACCCCGGGGCCCTCGGCTAACCCGTTCGGGATGTCTACAACCAACGCCATGAAGTCCCCTTCATGGTCGAAACTTGTGCCGATGTAAGGAACCCGATATGGCTGGATACACAACTAACCCCGGGCTCTCAAACAGTATTGCTGGTTTCGGTAAAAGCCTTTTCGGCGACCCCTCGACCAAGATCAAGGCGGCGCAGCTTCGCGCACAGGCCGGGAAGTACAACCAAGAGCGTCTCAAAGTCATTCAAGACATGGAGATTGCGGCGGCCAAAGAGGCCCAGCGGATCAAAGACCAAGAGGCGATGGAGCAATCCGTCAAATCCCTTGGCGAGATTTTGGCCCGCCGCCCCGGTGATGTCCAAGCGATTGTCGAAGGACAGCGCCCGACCCCGGATATGGTCGGCCCCATGCCCGCCGTCGAAGACAAGTGGACGAAAGACGAAATTAACCGAGACCTGTCTGGTGTCTTGGCGGGCCTGACCCGCTTTGACGGCATGAACACCCGGGCCAACCGCGCCCTGCAAGACGCTTTCGCGCTGCAAGCCCCCGATTGGCGGTCCCGTCAGTCGGCCCTTGGCAATGCCACGGGCTCGAACCTTAACAGCCTCGACCAAGACGCGGAAATCGCGCGTCTCAAAGACGAACGCGCCAACCATCACGCGATGGCGCTGGACGCACAAAAGAACGCCCACGCGGTCAATCTGGCCCGGGTCAACGCGGGTCTCAAGCCGATTGCGCCTGACAAAATCCTCCCGCAACCGCTTCAAGAGGTGACAGGGGTCTCTCAAGAACAGGCGACAGGGGTGGGAGACGCGATCTCGGCCCGAGACAGTCAAGAGGTCATCGACCAGAACGCGGCGAAGCCCAAAACCGGCAACGTCAAGCCTCAGATTTACTTCTACCAAGGCCCCGACGGGAAGATGGTTCAAGGTCTGACCCACGACGGCGGTCTGACTGACGTGCATACCGGAGCGAAACTCCCCCCGGGAACTCAGGTCACAACGAAGACTGTTGAGGGCACCGCCGAGGAAGTCGGGGCCCCGCAACTAGGTCTCGAAAGCAAAAGCAACCGAGACAAGGCGGCCCAACAGCGTGTGAAACTGCAAAGTCTCAGTGACGGTCTTACTCGGGTGAAAGAGATCATCACTAGCGATCCGTCGCGGGTCGGCTGGCGCGGTAATCTGATCCGCTTCTCCCAAAGCATGATCGACAGTTTCGGTACGTCAGCGGAAGACCTGATTGAAAACATCGCAAACGACGGGCGTCTATCCCCCGAACTGCGAGACAACATGCTGGCGGAGTTTGACCGAGACAGCGCGAGCCTCGAAAGCCGCTATACGCTTCTGGCGTATCTGGCCGCCGAGGCGGTTGCCGGGCAGACGGGCCGAGCATTGTCTGACAACGATTTCAAGAAATTCCGCGCGGCGTTGGGTGATCCGACGTCTTGGACCCGGGGCCCGCAAGACGCCCTGTCTCACCTTGAAATGTTCGAGGAAGCACTGAAATCCTCGGGTGTCCAACTCGACAACCTCGGCGT